CCTGCCCTGGGGCGTTGCAAGCGTCGATTCGGTCTACCTGCCCCAGCTTCGCATCGCCGCTGAGTACGTAGACCAGACCGAGTGGCGCAGGATCGAGAACTCGCCCTTCCAGCAGTTGGTCCGGCTTATCTGGACGGTGCTGCCCTCCGCTGAGAAAGAGGGCTACTTCGACCTCAAGATCTACAACGGCTACCGCTACACCGAGAGCCTGACCCTGACCTACCGACGGCGGCCCCGGGATCTGCGGCTGACGGGCTGGGAGCCGAGCAGCCGAGCCGGCACGGTCACCGCCACGGTCGTTGGAGCCCCTGCCTACAAGGCACTGGCCAGTGCCACATTAACCGGCGGAGCCATCTCCTCAATCGCGGTCACGACTGGCGGTCGCGGGTATTCGATGACCCCTGCCGTCACGATCTCGGGCGGCGGGGGGACAGGGGCCATTGCTGCCGCAGTTGTGAACAACGGCGTCGTCACGGCCATCAATGTTGTCGATGGGGGATCCGGGTACACCAGCACCCCAACGGTGACGCTCCCCAATCCGCCCTCTACGCCACCAGGGGCCTACCTCTCGGTCACGGGAACCAGCACCCAGTTCAGTGCGCCCATGGTCGGCTCCATCCTGCGGGCGTCCGGGAATGCCTCCTATCACCCAGAAGGCCTGGCCGGAATGCACCCGTACACGATGGAGGCCTACATCACCTCCGTCACGACCGGAACCACCCTGGCCTGCCACTCCCCGGAGATCACGACCGGGGTGACCGGCAGCAAGTACATCATCACCGACCTTCTGGATATTGCACCCACGATGTACACGGCGCTCCTGTCTGGGGCCGAGATGTGGGCCGCCAGGCTGCTTGGCAAGGCGGTCGATAGCACGGCGGCGATTAACGCCCGCGACCTGCGGATGGCGTTCGAGCAGGACACGCTGGCTCCGCTCTCGGGGCGGCGGTGGGATACCGGCGGCTACTACTCGTTCTGGTATCTGCGCCCAGGCACCGATCAGGGGGCAACGCCGTGATCCGCATCTCCAAGTGGCCGGGGCTAGTTACCGGCGCCAGCCCGTATGTGATTCCAGCGGGCGCTGCCGTGGAGCAGATGAATGCCCAGAGCAGCATTCCTGGGCAACTCACCGTGCGAGGCGGTATGGGCGATGTTGCGCACGTCTGCAACGGCAACGCCTCGGCCTGCAACACCGGAAATGTGGTCGGGGGACTGCTTGAAATCTGGGGATACAGCCCAGGCTCGGGCGCCTCCGAGGTCATGTTTGGCTTCACTGACGCCGGGGAGCTGGTGCGGCTCACGGGCCTAGACATAACCTGAAATGACAACCATCGCGCCCCCCCCTTTTGATCCGACCTACCCCGTGTCCTTCTGCCAGGGCCGCAAGGGTGCGGTGTACGTTTTTCAGGGTCACGGCTATCGCGGCAAGGCCTGGAAGGCCAGCGCTAGCGAATGGCGGCCGGTGGGGCTTGATGCCCCTACGGTGGCGCCAGTGATCACTCAATCAGCACTTGTCCGATACTACGTCGCCCGCGTTGACGTATTGAATCCAGGAAACGGATACGACGTCGCGCCCGCCGTTTCTTTCTCGGCGGGAGGATCGCCCCCCGCCGCTGCGCTGGCGAGAGTGAGTGACGGAGGGTTGGGCGCGGTGGACATCAAGGCTTATGGGAAAAACTATCCAACCGCGCCGACCGTAAGGCTCAGCGATCCGAGCGGAGTGCTTGCAGACGGAACGCAAGCGAGCCCGGCAGCGCTCTCGTCCTCCCAGAACGACTGGGCAGCCCCGACCGCCAGTGCCATAAATCTGCTGGCAACGGTTCCCATCAACATTACTGGCATAGTTGCCCAGCCCAACGGCACTCGTCGGCTCATTAAGAATGTCGGCCAGCACCCGATTACTTTCGTTGCTTCTTCTGTGCTGAGTGCAGCAGCCAACAGGTTCTTTGGCTCCGCTGATGTCACGGTGCCTGTTAATGGCAGCATTATGCTGGAGTATTCATCCGCAGTCAGCCGCTGGATACTTGGCAGGTCGGGAAGCTCGGAAGTGGTCAAGGAACCGACCACTGCCGAAGCCTCCGTGGTTGTCAGGCCTCACCTTAGGGGCACGTACTTCTGCTACTACCGCTACAAGGACGCCAGTATTCCTGATTCAGAGGGCGGGCCTCTCTACAGCAGCCTCTCTCCAGTTGCGGAGGTGAACTGTGGCGATGGAAAGCAGAACATCACTTGGTCTTATACCGCCCCGCCCTCTGGCAAGCATGTCGAGCTGTGGCGCACGACCTCGAACCAGGCACTGACTGTCTATAAGGTCGCAACCATCACCTCGGGGTTTGGGGCATACACGGACGACCTGACTGACTGGGAACTTATAGACCCCGACCGCGCCGAGTTTGCTGGTCTGCCGATCCTGCTGCCGAACGGCGAACTCAATGCCAATCGGTTTGGCGTCCCGCCCACCAACTACTCCGTGGCCGTGATGTTCCAGGACCGCCTTTGGATGGCGGGGGACACGGCTGGCGGAAACCCCAACACGCTGCGGTACAGCGAGACCGACGAGCCTGAGTCGATGCCAGAAGAGAACGAGATCGTCCTCCAGTCCAACCTCAGGGCAACGGACTACATCACAGCGCTTGTGCCGTTCGCCGGCGCTCTGCTCGTTATGCAGTCAAGGCACTGCTATCGGCTCACCTATGTGAGCCAGCCCGTCGTGGACACAGCAGTGTTCTTGATGGCGTACCGGGGCTGCCTGAACCATCGGTGCTGGGACATTTATGAGGGCCGGGTCTACGCCATGGACGACCAGGGCGTGTACTCCATGGACCCGAACGGCGACGTCGAAAATCTCTCGCTGCCCCTTTATGACGTATGGCGAGACAAGATTGACTACACCCTTAGCCGGTGGTTCACGGTTAGGGCCGACAAGCGAAACGCATTTCTACGGGTATGCGTTGCCATCAAGGGCGACGGCTCCACCAAGTTTCCCACCCGGATGTTCGTCTACTCCTTTGACTACAAAACGTGGTGGGAGGAGCGGTATCCTGATGAACTGACCTGCGCCAGCGAGATTCGCCTAAACGATGGGCAGACGTCGCTTGTCTACGGAACAAGCGGAGGCAAGCTGAGGACGCTTTCTACCGGCCTTCTCGACCTGGCTTCCGGCTCGATCTCCGCAATAACGATCACGAATCCCGGCCGGGGATATAAGCGGCCACCGACCATCACGGCCACGGGGGGCCATGGCGCCGAGTTCGAGTGCGGCCTGAACTCCGACGGGTCGATCACCTCCATCATCATCAAGTCTCCGGGCACAAAGTACGTTGCCGACTCGCTTTCTATATCTGCCCCGCCAACAGGCGGCACCCAGGCGACGGCCACCTATGTCGTGAACAACAGCACGCAGGCCGTCCGCTACTGCTACAAGACCGGGTGCTTCGAGTACGCCAACGACTCCCAGGACAAGAAAGCGGGGCAGACCCAGAGTCGCCACTGCTCGGTGACATACCAGCCCACCGCCAGCCAGAGCCTCCTGTACCTCAAGGCCTACTACAATAACTCCGCCTATCCCCGCAGTAATGTGGCCGCTCGGGATCGCGGCACAGGATTCGTTCATTCCGACACCGTGCCGGCGGCCGTTCTCGACATGCAGGCACTCCCCCTTCAGGAGGCCGAGTCGCACGGGGTCGCGCGGGCTCTTTTCTCGGGCCGCGCCCTGGACGACATGATGGGGACTGATAGGCACGTAAGCATTGCCCTGGCCGGGAAGCAGGATGGAGGCAGGGTGGTGCTGCACAACCTGGACATCTTTGGTGTCAACGAAAAGGGTGGCTAATGTTCACGCGACAGGCCGCGAACATCTCTCAAGCGCTGTATCTTTCTGGGCTTTCGCAGGCTTCGGCCGCCGCCGCGCAGAACTTGCTCGGCCAGTGCCGGGCGACCATTGAGCATCGCGGCCCAGTGCGATTCGACTACACGAACCCGAACTTCAAGCTCATCACGCCACCGCTTGCCCCGCTGGCCCCTGGCGGCGGAAGCGGACCTGGGCCCGAGAGTTTCCCGCCCGTTGATCCCGGGCCCGATGAAGACGAAGGGGGCGACAGCCCACGGGACGGGAATACTCCGAAGCCTCCGAAGGAACCAGCCCCTACTGAGCATAAGACCCCGCAGCCTCCGCCGCCCGACGGGCCCGGAGAAGGCGCGCCAGTGACCTGGCCCGGAACCAGGGACTACTACGAGTCGCACTTTATCCGAATCAATAAGCGTGAGCGCACGATCTCGGTGCGAGCCAACGACCTAAAGCGCCACTCGGTTTTCCCCCTGGACCTCAACAAGGGCAACACCATTCACAGCGTCGATTTTTTTGCCGTCAACTACGAGAACGAACAGCTAGTAAATGCCGAAGACCCAAACGCGAAAATCACACTCAAGGTAGAGGACAAACGGGACGACACCACCTGGACCCTAAAGGTCAGAAACCTGGAATCTATTCAGATCCTGACTAGCGTAGAGCTTATCAAAAACAGTGACGACGCTTGGCAGCTTCAGTTTACCAAGCGCAGCGCCCACGTATTCGCCCCGGGCCCAATCACCTACGAAACATTCGTCATGGAGGACGTCAACACTCTCAACGAAGCAACGCTCGGATCAGAGTCCTTGGATTTCCCGGCCACCAAGGTCTGGGTCTTTAAGACCGACGAAGGCGATGACGCCACGATTCCCTTGGCTGAGTGCCCGTAGCAATGTCGCGGCTCGTCAAGTACAGCGATGGACTTCTGATCAAGGACGGCAACCTGCAACGGGATGCCGGCGACATCGGAGAACCGGATCCGGGGTGCTGCTGCGCCGGAGGTGGCTGCCCGCCGGGCGGCCTGTGCCCATGCCCGACGTCTGGCGAGCCGCCGCTGTTTATCACGGGCTGGCCGGGCGAGCTTGCGGTTGGCCCGGCCTCTATCTATTGCGAAGCCGAGTGCAGTTACAACGCATCCTCCAACGGGGTCTTTGAGTGCCCGGGCGAGTCCGGAAGCTGTTCTTGGGCCGTGAGCATCTGCGCCCAAATAACCTGCAACACCATAGACGAGGAAACAGGCTGCGGGTCTGACTGCACGCTCTCGGCCGTCACTGTCACCGTGATTGCGGATTCATGCGAATGCCCAGAGGAAATATCGGACACATCAGGCTTTAACTACTTCTACTGCCCATGAACCAAGGCGTACCGCTGTCGAAAATGTCCTGCGAGTCCGGGAAGTGCGCTTGCCCAGCCTGTGGCGCCACCGCCTCGCAGCCCGAGAAAGGGTTTGTGCTGCACTGGTGCAAGGCCCGCAAGCGCGGGCTTGGGGACATGGTGGCCGCCGGCCTGTCGGCCCTGGGCATTACCGAGGAGCGGGTCAGCAAGCTTGTAGGCGGGGACTGCGGCTGCTCGAAGCGCAAGCAGTTCCTAAACCAACTGGGCCGAAAGATAGGCATAGGGCAAGAGGGATAGGGCTTTTACAGGCAGTTTAGGGATAGGCGATTCGTGCCGGACTCCGGTGCCTCAGTGGCGCTGCGGGCCGACATAAAAGAGTCAGGAGGCCGTTTATGGCAAGCACAAACTACTCATGGGACCTGGCTTCTGGCCAGGACGCCGCCCACAAAATGGGGCAGGAGCAGTCGGCCCTCAAGGCCAAGCAGATGGCCGACCTGTACGACATGGACATCGGCTCCGTCATGGCGTCCACCAACCGGATCCGCGACATCCAGAAGTACCTCCAGGCCGGCGGCTACGACGGCACGGAAGTCATTCCACGCCAGCGGATGGCTGGCATTTCTCACACTGTCTAGACCTGATTGAAGGAGCATTGGAATGGCTTACGGCAACATGACCCAGCAGCAGGTTGCATACGGTTTTGCGACCAATGATGCCGAACTGCAAGAGCGTCGTCGCCAGCAGCAAATGTACGAGCAGGAGATGGCGCGCCGGAGGCAAGATCAGATTCAGTGGGAGCGTGATCGGCAGCGGTTTCAGGAAGGCATTTTGCAGCAGGAGCAGTCTCGTCGCGGCCGTGAGTCCGACAGGCGGGGCGCCAACGAAGAGCTTGGAATCAACAAGAACTTCGAGCTTGGCAGGTACGGCGAAGACACCAAGAGGCAGAGCCAGGCCTACGACTTCGAGAAAGCCAAGATGGGCAACGAGACAACTCGCTACGGAATGGACAAGGTTTCGGGGATGTTTGGTGGCGCCATGGGCGGGGCCGGGGGGGCGGGAAACATTTCGCTGCACGACTCCAGCGGCAATCGCATCGGCGGAACCATTGGGGGTGGGGTCGGTTCGCGGCCGTATAAGCCACAAAACTTCAGCCTCCGCTCCTCCCTTCTGGCCCCCGGCGGGTGACCCATGAGAAGCGGCTGGGATTCACAATCTGCCGAGCAAAGAAAGGCGTACACCATTTGGGGAATGGGAGATCCGTACCGCCCTCCCCCGCCTCGCCCAACCAATAACTCCCCCTCGCAGAGGCCGGCGGGCAGCCCTCAGCCGTCTTCGCCAGCGGTCACTCGGCAGCCGGCCGCGCAACCTGCCGCACAGCCGGCTGCCGATGCAGGCATCACTTACCAAACGGGCATCAATCCGGACAGGCCGGCAATCAACGCCAGCCATGTTTTTGGGAGAGCCGCAAAAGAAGCGCGCATGGCTGGCGGCTCGGGCGCTGCGGCGGACTTTACGCGGGGCCAGATTGCAAATGACCGCGCCCAAATGAATCGCGGCATCTCGCTGGAGAACGCTCAGCAGAACATGGTAGAGCAGGCCAATCGGTCAGAGATGTTTCAGGCCGGTCTTTCCATGCAGGCAGACATGATGAACAAGATGGCCCAGATGCGCGCCACGCAGGCCGGAATGGCGGCCGGCATGATGCAGAACCTCATGCGATCCCGTGGGGCCCTGATGAACTCTCTGGTTGCCGACTCTTCTTCTGGCGGGAGGGGCTGACATGATTGCTGCTGGCTCTCAGCCCGGGAAGACCGGAGGCCCCGGGCCCAACCGCATGTACCTCGGCGGCGGCAATACCACCAAGCCAGTGATTTCGGGCGGCGGGCAGGGCCCGGCGCCACGACCAATGCCAACCTGGGACACCCCGGGCGGCGGGCAGGGCCCGGCGCCACGACCAATGCCAACCTGGGACACCCCGGGCGGCGGGCAGGGCACGCCATCCGGTGGTGGCCAGTTTGCTGGAGGACTTTCGGGCCAGTCAACCATCAAGCCGCCCAAGTACATCGACATCAACGACACCGAGGACTCGGTCAACAACACGCTGGCCGCTGGCATGCAGGCCGGCGACAAGCGTTATCAAGTTAAGCAAATGGACCGGGCCGGCGTATCGCGCGGTAAGGGGCAGCAGGCCGCCGCTTCCGTGCAATCGGCCAAGGAAATGGCCGCTGCCGCCAACCAGGCTGCCGAGACCCGGGCCCAGGACCAAAAGACCAACTCTCAGATGCGGGCTGATTACGAGAAGGCGAGAGAGTCAGAGGCATTGGCCATTGCCGGAGCCCAGTTTGGCATCAACTACGGACAGATGCAGGCCCAGCTCGCCATGCAGCAGTCAGCGATGAACCTCATGCAGTCCCTCATGCGACCCTAGGATCTACCCATGTCCTCAGCACAAGAGCTTGTCGGCCTCGACCTCGAAGACCTGACCCCACGGCAGCTTCGACAACTTCTGCGCATGTCAGCCCGTCGTGGCGCCCCGCGCGGCGAGAAGGGCGACAAAGACGAGAAGGAGTCCGACGAGGCCGCCGAGGAAAACGAGAAGCTCGTTGACCTCCAGGAAGAAAAGAAGGGCAAGAGCAAGGCCCCCGAGGTGGCTGCCGACGACCTTCCCGAAGGCATTGAGATCGAAGAGCCCAAGAAGAAAAAGAAGGGCAAGGCATAATGGCCCAGCCTCCCCGTGGCGTTCGCCCGCAGTCGCCGATCAATCCGTTTTCGAGCCTGGTCCGCACCAACACCAGCCGGACTGACCCGCTTGAGTACCGGATCCAGCCGCCCACGGCCACGCCTCCGGGCGTTTCGTATGCGGACATGCTTGCGCGTAATGTGTTCGGGGTTAAGTCGCCGCTGCGCCAGCAGAAAGTCCGCAAGATTGACGCTCGCACTGGCCAATGGGTCGAGGCGTCCCCGGCCGAGGTGCCGCGAAACCGGGCCGCGATTATCCAGCAGGTCATGCTGAGCGGCGACCCGGAGTTGATGAAGTTCTTTGCCGATCAGTGGGCAAAGGCCGATCCCGAAATCAAGCAGAGGATTCTTCAGGAAATAGCCGAAGCGCATCCCAACGTGCGCGCAGATGAGTCGGGCATGGCTGTTGGATGGTCTGACGACGCCAGGGAACTTGTCAACTTCCTGAAGTCCGGACAGCCCGGCGAGGGCCGAACAGGGCCCATCGAAGACGTTCTTTCCCTTGAGGACTCGGCATCAGTCCCGAGCGTTCGCCGAAGTGTGCCTGGCGGCGAGATGGCCATTGAAGCCGATCCTGACGCCGAAGCCATTGACCAGTTCCCGCCAGAGACCAATGTTCTGGATTTGCCGGCCCCTGGAGACATGCTGCTGACGGCCAACGCCGGAGTGCGCATTGACAAGCCGGAGAAGCCAATCCCGGGATTGCGGAACGACGACATAGATGATCGCCCGGAATCCAGACCGGGATTTGAGAAGACTTTCTCTGAGGGGGAAAAGGTCGGCAAAGGTGAGCGGTACGACACCTTCTTTATTGAGGGCCCGGACGGAGAGCAACTGCCTGTTCGTCGGGCCCAAGGCAAGCCGACCGTCGGCGCCCACGACAACCCCAAGTTCAACGCAGTCGCCGCTGGCCGTAGACCGTACTTCACTTCAGACCCTCAGAGGGCGGACGCGGATTTTCGCTCTAACACCAGCGAGACGCAAAAGCTGGCGGACGACCTGCAAGCCATGGTCCTCCGTGGCGACACAGCCGCAGCCGAGCGGGCCTGGAACCGCATCACCAAGAAAGACAGTCGGCCCGCTTCCCCGCCGAGCGCCGATGAGTTTATTGGCCACGCACTGTATCTGCTGAGGAAAGACCCCGACTCTTTGGCCAAGGCGCTTTCGGGCATGGGGACTGAGTCGGCCAGGGCGCGGATGGTTGATGCAGCCAACAAACGATTCTTCTCAGGCGGCGGAACCAGAACTCCTACTCCAGAAGAAGTAGCGGCCGAGGACGCGGCATTCGACGCCCAGGCAATCGACCCGGCCAGCGAGGTGGGCTACCGGCCAGACGTCCAGCGCGGAGTTACCCCGGAGCAGATGGCTGAATACCAGGCCCGCCGGGAGGCCTTTGAGCGCGCAACGGGCCGTGGGTCGGGCTATCTGGGCACAGTTTTGTCCGATGTTCTTGATCCACGCAGAGGCCAGAGGGTGGCTCTTGATGCCGGTGGCCAGCCGATTTCCGGCCTAGGCTGGAGCCGCCCGTATGGCCAGCCGTTCATGCCACTGCCCGTTCCTCCGCGCCCCGCTCCTCCGCCTACGCCCATTGTCCCGGGCGGTAACGTCGGCCGCGCTGGCGCTCCGCAATCTCGCCAGCAGTCGCAGGCTGCGGACGCATTTCCCCAGGGCCTCGACCAGAACCTTCGCCCGATCTCCGCCATCGAGGGGCGCGGGCCCAGGAAGGGCTCTGCCGCCAACAAAGACGTCGATGCCGTTGGCGGCCGGGAGAACCTGACCGAGCGAGCCGGCCGAGATCCGATTCGACTTCGCGGAAAAGATCAGCTTGAGGAGGATCCGTATCGCGTCTATGCGGACGACGAAAGAAATATCGAGCTTTCGCAGATCAACGAAAACGAGTTCCAGGAAAAGGCCCTGAGGAACTCCGCCGCCTACGCCCACAGCAGGGGCAAGGTGGTGTTCGATGACGGCGAGGGCAATGTCATTGCCCAGAATGTCGATGAAAGAATGCTCGAAAAGAGCCCGGAAAGGGTTCAGGCTATTAGATCAAGCGCCATGCAGCGAATGCTGGCCCAGGTCAGCGATCAAGCCAAGATGCGGGACCCTGGCGCCGAGGCCAAGCTCGAAGCCGAGTTCAACTACATGTGGCCAGAGGGCGATCTTCCTCTCCCGCAGTATTTTGATTGGGCGAACAGCGTTGACCCAACTAGCCCGCAGGGCCTGACTCCCTCTCAAGAGTCTGCGGTGGCGCGCATGTCAAGCGATGACGCGCGCCCGGTGGACGACAGCGCCGAGATCGCGGAAACCCTGGCCCAGATGCGGCAAGGGGACGCCGACGCTGTTGAGCGGGCGCGGCAGAAGTACGAAGACCTTGGGCTCCGCCTTGGCGACCGGATTCCGCCTGGCTTCGTGACCAGGCCCGACGGCCAGGTGGTGGCCAGCCGGTTTGGCTTCGAGGCCGATGACATCGACCAGGCCACCAGCGCGCCGGATATGGCCCAGCGTGCCGCCGCCATTATCCGCGACCCCAATGCCAGCCCGGCGGCACTCAAGCGTGCCCTCAAGCACCACGCTGAAACCAAGAAGCACATCGAGGCCATCCCGGACCCCGAGCTTCGCCAGATGGCCAAGGAAGTCCTCCTTGACCCTCTCGACCAGGCGGCGGCAGCAAGAATCGCCCCAGAGCCAGGCAACGTAACAGCCGACCTCGCCGCCGCAGGCGGGGATCCGATGGACCTTGGGGCTTCTGAGCCAGAGGAGTCGGGGCCGGTCGTCGCTCCTAGTCCGGTCACGCCCACCGCCGCAGAGATCGGTAACCCGGATCCAGAAGTCGTGACATCGGCGGGCGCCCGTCGCGGCACCACAACATCTCCCGAAGCCATATACGACGCTACCGGGCGATCTCTTCCGATAGATAAACGGGGCTGGCCAGCGGGAACCGCGACATGGGCTGGGCCGCAGGCGGCCAGCGCCATGGACGACGTCAACGCCGCGCTCGATGCGGCGGCCAGCCCCATTGACGATCAGCCCAGCGCCAACAGCCCTGACAACAGAAAGCCGCAGCAATCTCCCAGGCCTGAAGCCGAAGGCGCAGCCAAAGATAACGCCAACGCCAGCAAGCAGGCATCCGACGCCGAGTCCGCCAAGGCCGAGGAGACGGCCGCCGGGGCCGAGGCAGACGACTGGGATCCCAACTCCGACCCCTACGGAGGCTTCAAGCCTAGGACTAAGACTGCCGGCAAGGGCAAGCCCGCCGCCGACAAGCCAGGCATGATGGCGCGGGCCGGCAGTGCTATCGGCAGCGCAGTCACATGGCCGATGCGCAATAAGGTCAAGACAGCCCTTGGCGCTGGCGGACTGCTTGGAGCTGCGGCGGCATGGAACTCCGCCACTACCTCAGATCCTTTCCCTGGTGTTCTAGATGGAAATCCTGCCGGCGGTGTGCCGCCTGAAGGCGGAGATGCAGTGGCGCCAGAAGCCGAGTCCATGACGCCGGAGCAACGCATCCGGATGATGGCCAGGCAGCGAGGCATGCAGCCCGAATCAAATCCGTATCCAAGACAAACTCTTTGGAGGGTTTATTGATGGATCGCATTTCGATGGTGCAGATGGATCGCGGGCAAGGCGAGCAGCGCATGCGTCGGCTAATCGACGCCCAGGTCGCGCGGCTTGTTGATGCCGACATGGACCCCGCCGAGGCTCAGCGCATTGTCGAGCGTCAGGCGCGCGTGGCTGGCCCACTGCCTGAAGGACTATGGGCCAGAGATAACACGCCGGAATCCAATCGGGCGCTCAGGGAGCGGATCGCCAAGGGCAGGGCCGACGACGCCCGCATGGATGGATTCGCCGAGGACTACAACGCAGCAACCCGCGAACCCAAGCGCAAACCCGACATCGAAGTGGCAAGCGGAGACGGCTTTAAGGGGGGCGTTCTCCGGCCGCAGGCGAACGTGCCGTGGTCTGGAGTTGTCGCGGGGCGGGAAGCCGAGCGGGCCAACGCCCGTGAACAGTTGGCTGGGCAAGCCGACGCCCTCCGCAGGGGAGACGAGGCCGCGCGGGCAAGGGGCTACAAGAGCCAGCAGCATCAGCAGGATGCCACGCTTGAGTCTAAGACGGTGGGCGGCAGGGACATCCTTCGCGGCCAGTGGGTTGACACCATGTCGGCCCGTTTCGGGATGCCGCCGTCGCACTTTGATGCACTCTACGATCAGTTCGCGGAAGGCAAGACTCACCAAGAAACCGTCAAGGCTATCGTTGGAACCGGAGCGCTTCGTGAGCTTCGGTCGGCCAAGAACTACGAGGGCCCCAAGGCATCTCTCGCAGACCGCAAGGCCGCAGTCGAGGCCAACGCCAAGCAGTACAACGAAGCCCGCAAGTTGGCAGGGCCCCAGGGGCGAGCGATGATGGCGAATACGATCCTCGGCGCGCAGACGCCCGAGGACTTGCAGAAGGCCATGCTCGCTGCCCATGCGCTCGACCCGAATGCCGGATGGGGCAACGCCGGAGTGCTACAGGGCCAGGCCAATGCTGACGCGCGGGCTGTGGCCAATGCTCAGGGCAATGCTGGCGGGCCGCTTGACCGCATGGCAGCGGATCGGGCCAAGATCGACCAGATGCCTCTGGGCCGGGAACGGCTCAATGGTTATCGAGAGATGTATCGGGCGAGCGTGCCGCCCGGCCAACCCCGGTCAATGGACGAAGAGAACGCCTACGTGGTGAACAACGGGGCGCAGGGTGCTTCAGAGGCAGCAATGGCTGCCGTGGCCGGAAACCAAACCCCCGAGGCCATGGCGTTCCTCCAAGAATGGACTCAATCATACGTCGCGTCCGGCGCCGGAACTGGCACAAGATCCTATGAGGGCTGGATCCGCAAGCTCGGAATCCCCAAGAGCGAAGAGTCCATGGCCCTGTACCACAAGATGACCGGCGTGAACCCGGGCGGAAAGCTCTGGGAAAGGCCGGCTGAGTTCTTGCATGGCGTGACGGGCTGGGACGTTTTCAATGCCGTCCCATCGCACGCCGAGGCCGCCGGCCAAGGCAAGAAGTAACGTGACACTTGTACAGCTACTTCGACTCGCTGAGCCCAAAGCAGGCCCGCAACTACGGGTATAGCTACTTCCCTGCCCCTTCCGGGCGACGGACGGCACAGGCCCTGTCGCCCGAGGTCGAGGAAGAACTGCTCCGCCAGGTGGAGTCGCGTTCTGTCCCGGCCGCCGAGCTGCTGTTCGACGCCGTTGACGCGCCGGCATCCTATCTCAGGGACGTCCTTTCTGGAGTTCCTCTTGGAAGCGGGACGACCAGCGGGCAGTTGCTCGACGCCTACAACCTGAGGCCTAGCGAAGATGCTCTTGGCGGGTGGGGGAGGCCGCTTGCTGAGTTCGGAGCCGGGGCGGCCCTGGACCCGCTGAACCTCGTCGGCGTGGGCGGGATGAACAAGGCCGCCAAGGTGGCCCGGGGCGTGTCGCTGGCTGGCGGCCGGAACCTGCTCGATGACGCCAGCCGGGTCATGTCCCGGAGACTTATCCAAAACAATGACCTGGGCGGGGCGTTTGCCCAGAACGCACTCAACACCTGGCAGGACATCGGCAAGGGCGTAGACGATCTCACGGACCCTGACCTGATCGCACGGCCACTGGCGGGATCGCGCAGGGCCAGGCGGGAACTGACCCTTGAGGATTTGGTGCAGGCCCAAGACCAGGCCGCCCAGCCAGAGATCATCAAGTCCATCGAGAATCAGCTTGGCAAGGGCCAGCAGTACGATGACCTCGCTAAGCAGACGCTCCGCTACGACGTCGGGCTGGGCCTGCCGTTCTCGGACTACAGTTCTATTGGCTTCAACATCCCGGGCGGCGGCAAGCTCGCCAGCGGCCTGGACCGGCTCGGGCAGATCGCCCGCTGGTCGGGCCCCGGCCGGCAACTCTATGCCGCGTTCGACAAGGACACCTTCGGGGCCACCGAGGAAGCCGGGCAGATCATCGGCAAGGAGGCAGCCACCGCCATCCGGGCGGCCGACGAGAAGAGCGGGGCCGAGATCCAGGAAATCCTTGGCAAACTTCTGCCGGACGTATTCAACGACGCCGACCTCTCCAAGCGGGTCCGCCGCATTCTCACGAACTCCACCAAGGGCGCGGACCTCGATCTAGTTACGCCCGGGGCGGCAGGGTTCCGGCAAGACATCAAGGACTTCGTGGACTCCTGGAGCGCCCCCGGCGGGCTGCGCGACGAGTTCCTGGACCGGAGAGCGGAAGCCGGGCTCAGCAGCAAGCTCTGGGAAAGCCGGTTTGGCTCGAAGTATTTCCCTCGCCGCATAGACGACCTCTCGTTCTTGTCCAAGATCGAGGACCGCATGGCGACCGGGGCGGCCAGGCACTCCAAGGGCGCCGGATCCGGTCGGGCGCTCGGCACCACCACCGCCGACCAGCTTCCGCGTAAGCGATTCATGGACGTTCCGGGCGCCGAGGACATGCTTAATCGCCTGTCGCTCGACACCAACGTAGCCGGCCCGAACCGCACGAAGATCACCGACGACGCCGCTGCCCAGTACATCAAGGACGAGATCGACCAGGAGATCGCCCGCCGCTTCCCTCTACAGAACGTGGGCGGCAAGCAGGTCCGGGTGATGCCGAACGGGCAGGAGGTCCCTCAGTACAGGCTCTCCTCCGCCAAAGCACTAGCCCGGGTTCTGCATCAAGTCGATGAGAACTCCATCAAGTCGGGCCTGCCAATCTTCGGCTCGCACTTTGCCGACGATCTCCGGCGGTACGTGCGCGGCAACGAGCGGGCCATGGCCGTAGCCAACGTCATGTACGACTTCATGGGGGGAACAGCCAAGAACATCCCGGCCGGCAAGGTCAACCAGGGCGGGCACATCCCCCTGTCGAACGCAGTCAAGGCGCTCGGCCTCAAGACCATCGACAACCGCAAGCTGATCGGGCCACTGGCGCAGACGGGGGCGCCCAAGAACACGATGCTGTTCGCTGGTGCTGCCGAACAACTCCTGAGCCGACTCTCGGCACGGTTCCCGAACGCCGCCCAGGAAATGAAGGGCTTCTCGCTCGACAAGCGCATGCTGGAGCGGCTCACGCGGATCGCCGACTTCTATGACTACCCCCAGGTTCAGAAGGGGTGGATCAAGATGTGGGATGATTTCACGCGAATCTGGAAGGGCTCAATCCTCGCCTTCCCCGCCCGGTTCACGCGCGACTGGTACTCGGGCGGCTTCTCCAACGCCGTTGAAGTTGGCGTGGGGTCGGACCTCGTTCGCGGCTACGCCGGGGCCAAGTATCTGATCCAAGGCCAGTTCGACCGGCTGGATGAAATCCTGAATCAGATGCCGCGCTACAAGCGACTGACAAACCCGCTCGACCGCAAGCAGTTGTTCGAGCGTGACCTTGCTTCCTCGGGACTGCTGGGCGGGCGGCGAGCCGTGGACTTTGCCGATGCCGCGAACACCATGCAGTCCGGCGTGGACGTCGCCGACGAGCTGATGCCGGGCATGAACCCCCGCACGACGGTTGGCTATCAGATAGGGGACGCACTAAAGGGTCGGACTCCGCTCGGGGCGGACAAGGCGGCGTATTCGGAGTTGGGCGGAGACTGGACGAAGTTCTTTGAGACCGGGTGGAAACGCCCCCGCGATGTGGGCAACCCGATCCTGCGCTGGTCGCAAAAGCTGGGCGACACCACCGACAGCATCAATCGCGCTGCCGGGTACATGGGGCTTCTGCTCAAGGGAATCGACCCTCTGGAAGCGGCCCGCCGGATGAAGGCCGCCCATGTGGACTACAGTTCTTTGACCACCTTCGAGCGCAACACCATGCGCCGCTTCATCCCCTTCTGGTCCTATACCTCAAGGATCGGCAAGTGGGTGGCGACCAAGCTCTATGAGAATCCGGGCGGGCGGTTCACGCAGTTCGGCCTGCGGGCTCCCGACGCGATCCTCTCTAGGGACGAGGAGTACACCCCCGAGTCCATCCGGGCCAACTACGGCATGCCCGTCAGCCCCGGGCTGGCCAGGCCGTTTGGTAAGCAGGCCGAGGGGGCCACGCCATGGCTCACCGACATTGACCTCCCGGGCATCGACACGCTCAACATGTTCCGCCCTGGGTTCAGAGCAGGCGGCACGCTCGACCTTTCTCAGACGGGCTGGAACACCGTCCTCGACTTCGCCGGGCGGTCGCTGCATCCCGTGGTGCGGGCTGGCGTGGAGGCCGGGACCGGCATGAACCTCTACACCAAGCGGCCAAAGAAGGACTTCACGCCCGCCATCAATGAAATCCTTCGCCCGATCATCCCGCCCGAGAGCATGTACGGCCAGTGGATCAAGACCGTGGCGCCCGCCATTGATCTCATTCCCTTCGCCTCTCGGCCTATGCAAATCGCCAACCGCCTGATGGACTCGGAGAAGATCCCAGACTTCCGGGACCGTCTCTATCAGATGGGCGTCAACGCCTTTACCGGGGTGAAGTTCCAGAACGTCAGCCCCGAGGCGAGGCGAATCGACATCCGCCGCAAGATCGGCGAGATGGCCCAGGAGGATCCGCTCATCCGTTCGATGACCCAGCCGTGGGTCCCCGACGAGGCTATGCCATACGTTGACCCGATGATGCTGGACTTGCTCGACCTCGACCGGCAGATGGCCCGGGAATCGTCGGCGGAACGGATGGCCCGGGAAGGACGCCCCGTTGCCCGCCGCACGCGAAGCCGCCAGACCGATCCGCTGAGCTACTTTGAGTAGGGATCGGCGGCGGAGACGGGCACTGCTCATCGAGCAAGGTGCGGTCCACATAGAAGCGGTAGGCCAGCCCGGGGCTCAGGTGCCCGAGAAACCGCCCGGCTGACCCAGGCTGGGCAATCTCGCAATGAGTGGCCCCGGAGCGCCTCAGCCAGCGCGGGGTGCCCGACATGCCGGCCTGCTTGCACAGGGCCTTGAAATGCTCCCGGCACTGCTTCTTTGCGATGGCCCAGCGGAAGAAAGTTCGGCCCCCTCCTAGGACACTTAGTTTCGTGAGAACGTCCAGGCACGGCTGCGACAGGCGCTTCGGAACCTGCTCGCCCGTCTTGTTCGGCACGACATACAGCCGCTCGCCCCGCAACTGCTCGCACCGCAGGTTGAGCAGATCCGAGAACCGGAGGCCCGTCTCGAAGCCGACCCGGACGAACGCCTCGTAGAACACCGCCGCCGGGCAGCGGCTCCGCTTAAAGGAGTACGTCAGCGAGCGGGTCGCAGCGATCAGGGCCGACAACTCAGCCATCGTCCACGCCACAGCGGGTTTCGGGCGATTCTTGACTTTGACGACGCGCCTGGGATAATCCGCCGCCAGCCCGAGATCGCAGGCGTGACGCCACAACGTCAAGGCCATTCGTCGGTAGTTGGCCCGCGTGGTGGGTGACTGGCCGAGCGAGGCCAGCCAGCGGTTCACCAAGGAGTCTTTCAGCGTCATTGGAGTGATGCCAGCGGCCCGCATGGAGCGGGCTACGCGGTGCAGGGCCGTCTCGTAGTCGGCCGTCACCGCTCGCTCATCGCAGTACAAGGAGGCGATTTCGATCATGTCATCCCTTTCCGCCCAAAACGGAAAGGGAGAAATATCACAGCGTTTAGAAACCAACACCCCTCTCTTGGGGTCCCCGGACCAAGCGTGCCCCACTGTGGGGTCCACCTATGACGGGGTTGTCGGTTCTAATGGCCACCGGCTTCATAAGCCGGGTGTCGCCGGTTCAAGTCCGGCCGCTGCTACTTTCTCCCTAACCGAAACAATCGGCGCTTACCACGCCGACAAAGGTTGGTTCTCGAAGAGCCAACTGTGGGACCTCGTCACCCGAGGCCCGCAGGTGTTCTGTGCCCGGCACATTGCCTGCACAGACAACAGTAGGCTCGCCCACCCCGCCCTGAGTAGGGGTACGCTTGTCCATGAATGGGCAGAGCAAGGGGAGAAGGCCTGGTGGTCTCGGGTAATAGAGATCCCTGAGTCCGCCTTGGGGTCTGGTGGCCGGCGGGTCAAAGCCACCGACGAATGGGAGCAGGACACTCTGGCGAACCGGCCAGACGCCATCCTGCTCAAGGGCGACGAGATTGCGTCCTATCGGTCGCAGTTCGCCTCCATCCTGGCCAACCCCATCTTCGGGGAACTCTCGGCCTCCACCACCCACCGGGAAGCATCGGTGCGGTGGCGGGACGAGGCGACCGGCCTGCCCCTGAAGTGCCGCCCCGACGCGATGACGGACGCCTGCCTGTGGGACATCAAGACCACCAAGGAGCAGGCCCCGCTGGAGACGTTCTGGAAGAGCGTCGTGGACTACGGCTACGCGATGCAGCAGGTGCATTACCTCGCCGGGGTCCAGGCGGCTGGGTTCGACGTTGATCGGTTCGTGTTCTTGGTGACCAGCACCGTCCCGCCCTACGCCTGCCATGCAGTGACCCTGCCTGCGCGTTTGGTGGCACGGGCCCGCAAGCAGTGGCGGCGGACGCTGGACGAGATCCAGTCGCGGATCGAACTGGATTACTGGCTGCCCGCTGATTCCGGGCAGGTGACTGAGTTGTTTGTTCCCGAGAAGTACATGGAGGAGCGGAATGGTTATCGACCATCAACTGCCTGGGTGCAGTAGTTCACCCGAGATTGCGGAGATCGTGAAGGCGCTGTGCAAGGCGCAGATGGAGTTCAAGGCCATCAAGAAGAGTGGCGTCATGGAGATGCGGGATCACCGCTATCGCTACTCGACTTGGACCGACATCTGTGACGCCCTGTATCCGGCGCTCCATAAGAACGGGATCGTGTTCATGCCCCTGCAAGGAAGGCAGGGCGACACGTTCGTGATGATGGGCATGCTCCTGCACGGGGAGAGCGGCCAGTGGGTTTCTTCCACGGCTCCGATCCGCGACGTCATTGCCGACAACCTCGGCATTCGCGGTGACAGCCAGTCGTTCGAGATCGCCACCACCTACGCCAAGAAGACCTTGCTCAAGGCCATGGCCGGCGGGTGGGAGGAAGGCGACGAGGCCCAGGAGCAGCAGGCTGCCGTCGAGCAGGTCGAGCGCAGCAAGGAGGAGATCGCGCTGCTGGAGAAGGTGAAGGGCCAGTTGGAGTTGGTGAAGGGCAACCGGCAGAAGCTGGAGTCCGTGCTGGGAAAGATCGACGCCGCAGTCAAGGACGGGCGGCTCAAGGAGGAGGACGCCAAGAAGTTCAAGGACGAGTACCCGCTGCCAGAGAAGGCAGCCAAGAAGGAGGTAGCAGTTGCTAACTGACCAGCAGGTTGACGAGTTGGAGCGGGCCATCGTGTACAGCACGTTGGACAACCTCCCGCTGATTCTGTCGCGGGCCATCCCGCTGTTGTTCTCTGAGTTGCGCACTGTGCGGGCGGCGCTTGATGCCCGCGTTAACTCTTTCCTGGAGGGAATCACGGATGATTGCCGAAGCGATGAGCCCGCAAGTGCAGGAGTGGATCCGGAGGGACTACGAGTCTGGAATGACCCTGCTGGAAGTGGGGCTGAAGTACCACTGGGTAACGAAGCGCGACCTGAGGAGCGTGCTGGAGGGGACGATTCGTCCGGGGGGCGGCCCGTCCAGGGAGGAACTCAGCGAAGAGGAACTCGTCGCAAGAAGGGACGAGATCAAGGAGAGGTGGACGCCGGAGCAGGCAAGGCTGAGGTGGGTGGGCCGCTACCTGTCGAGGCCGGAGTCCCTGGGATCCTCCCTATCGAAGGCTCTCCGCGAACTCGGGGGTGACGCTTGAAACCCCAGCAATGCGAGGCCCTGCCTCTGTTCGATCACCTGCTTCGTGATTACCAGAAGGAGGCGATTGAAGCTCTCCGAAGGGACTGGAGGCTGGGGCTCAAGAAGCTGCTGCTGGAGATCCCCACTGGGACAGGCAAGACAAGGACGTTTTGCCTGCTTCCCAGGCAGGGGGCCCGGACGCTGGTGATCGTCCCGCTGATCGAACTCATCACGCAGACGGTCAATACCATCCGCTCGCTGCGGAACTGCGAGCCAGACGTCGAGCAGGCGGACCTGTCAGCCGTTCCCGAGACGGAGTTCGTGGTGGCGTCATGGCAGACGCTGGTGCGGAACGACCGCTACAAGAAGTTCGTGGGCAAGGTGGATCTGGTGGTGGTGGACGAGGCCCACTGGGGCTTCACCGCCCAGGCCAGGGACATCCTCCAGCAACTGGTGGACGGTGGAGCCAGGGTGCTGGGCTGCACGGCCACGGCGTACCGGGCGGATAAGGTCAGCCTGCTGGGGTTCTACGAGAAGATCTCCTACTGCCTGTCCCTGCGGAAGGCTATTGACGATGGCTGGCTCTGCCCTCCCCGGGTGAAGGTCCACTACGTCCAGAGCATCAACCTCTCAAAGCTGGCCAAGAAGGCAGCGTCCGACTTCCAGGCCGAGGAACTGGACCGCATCCTCCGCTCCGAGGAGGCCCTGCACGACATCGCTGGGCTCATCAAGCAGAACCACCGCCCGGGACAGCCCGCTCTGGTGTTCGCCCACAGCGTCAAGCAGGCGGTCCTGCTGCGGGATCTGCTGCTGGACCGGCACGCCATCGAGGCCAGTGTGGTTCATGCCTATCAGTCAGACGAGGAGTATCGGTCTGAACTCAAGGCCTTCGTGTCAGGCAATCGGGAGTTGATTATCAACGTAGGCATCCTAACCACTGGCTGGGACCATCCACCTGTTTCAGAGATCTTCATTGCTAAGCCAACGAAGGCCCTGAACAAGTACACCCAGATGGTCGGGAGAGGCACCAGAACCCTCGCTGGGGTCCTGGAGGGCTGCGAGACGGTCGAGCAGCGGAAGGCGGCTATTGCGGCCAGCCAGAAGCCCTACTTCGTCATCCACGACCTGACGGATTCCAGCCGGTGCCACCAACTTTGCACGGCCCTGGACGTCCTGTCCGAGCAAAAGAAGGACATAAAAGTCAAGGTCAGGGACAAGCTCACGGAAGAGGCGTCCCTGGAGGAGATCGACGCAGCCGTTGCCGAGGAGATGGCGGCGGAGGCAGAGGCCGCAAGGCTGGAGCGAGAGGCTGAGCGAAGGCGCCGAGCGGCCCTAGTCGTCGGCGTGGAGTTCGGCTCCGAGGACCGTGATCCATTTGCCGCAGCAGACCGGACTGACGCTAGGCGGCGGACATGGCGCATGCCCTTCGGGAAGTTCAAGGGCCAGCCCATGGATTCTCCTGTTATCCCTACCAGTTATCTGGAGTGGATGCTCCGGGAATCCAAGCTCACTCCCATGTGGCGGTGCGCCGTCACGGCCGCCGTGGAGCGCCGGAGAAGCCCCGGGGCCAAGGTGTTTGATTCAGCCACCGGCCAATGGATTGCCGCCCATGAAGGATGACGCCACGTTCCTGTCCAATCTGGCGGCCAGCGAAGAGGCTGTCCGCGCCCTTGCGTCATCGCTGCACGGCGAGGGCGTGGGGGTGTTCGTTCCGCCCGTCGAGGTTCGCCCGTCGGCCGACCAGCGGATGGCATTCGCCGACAAAGGCGACCTGATCCTTTCTGGGTTAAGGGTCGAGGTAAAGCATCGAGGCTTTAACTTCAAGGATAGGGATTCCTATCCACACAAGACTGTGTTCATAGACGAGAAGTACAAGTTCGATGCCAAGGCCGACATCCCCTTGCTCTGTTATGTGAACCTAAGCCATGACATGAAGTGTGCCGCAGTCGTCTACGGATTCACGCGGCATCGCTGGACGCTCGACCGCAGGCCCAGCAAGGAGGAGGGGCGCCTGATCGTCAACTATCAGGTTGACAAGCGCTGGGTCCACTTCTGCCCGCCCAATCGTTTGCTGGGCTGAAACGAGTATTGACAGAGCATTTACAACGAAATCAGCGGTGTTTTATTTACTGGCCGGGACCACCGCACCGAAATGAAAAAACGCCAGCCTAAACAATCCGCCCTGAACTTGATCGGGCGGCCGAGTTACGACAGCACGAAATCCGGGCAACGGGCAGGTGTTAGATCCTGCATGGACGCTACGCCCCGGTGGAACGCTGAAACTAGGGCCAAATAAGGCTGTCGTGGCTACCCCTCTGGGGTTGCTGAGGAAGGGACCCGGGCCCTTTTCAGCACGGAAGCGGTGCGCCCGGAAGTAACACCTGAGGATTAAGCGATGAAGGTTTCTTACAAGACTGCTGATGGACGGCTGACCGTGGAGGTGGAGGGCAAGGATAACAAGGACGTGTTCGCTCAACTAGCCCTGTTCCAGGAGATCTACGAGACCCGGCGGTGCGGGGCCTGCGACAGCGAGCGGGTCCGCATGATCGTCCGGGAGGTAAAGGGCAACACCTTCTTCGAGTTGAAGTGCATGGACTGCGGCTCGGTCCTGGCGTTCGGCCAGAAGAAGCAGGACGGCAGCCTGTTCCCGAAGCGGAAGGACAAGGACGGCAACTGGCTGCCCAACGGCGGCTGGGTCAAGTGGTCGCCCCGCGATGCAGACGGCGACGAAAGCCCGTTCTAGGAGATCGAGATGCCACGGAAGGCACCCAACAAGAAGAGGCTGGCACAGGAGGAAGCCCGCAGGCTGCTGGCTTCCTACGCGGAGTCGCACGACCGATGTGCCATCTGCCACTTCAGGAAGTACCGGCCGGGCCGGCGAATGGAAATCCACCATATCGTCGGCCGGTTCGGCGCCACCCCGCACGACCATCGCGGGCTGGTGATGTTGTGCAACACCTGCCACCACGCGGTCCACAACCGGGTCCCGCCGCCATTCGACGGGCTCAAGAACGCGCACGTTCTCACTGCCAAGGAGGAAGAGGACGGCGAGGTGGACCTTGTGTACCTGGCTGGATGCAGGAGGAAGAAGCACCTGGGCTACGACCCGGAGCCAATCCCAAAGGCTTATCTCGATGAGAGGTCCGAGAATGACGAACGGTGAGTTCATCGAGGTCGTCGGCGGCCCGCTCGACGGATCGCGGATGGAGTTCGTGGAAGAGACGCGAATGGGGTTCACGCATGTAAGCGGAAACAAAGCCTATCGGTACACCCTGAAGCAGATAACGCCACAGAAGGGCGAGTTCATCGTCAGGCGCAGGTACGTCCTGGAGGGATTCATCAGTGGTAAACGGAAAACAAAAGGGGAAGAGGGGGGAACTTGAACTATGTCATGTGCTGAAAGAATCGTTCGGGTGGGATGCGGAGAGAAGCGTCCAGTACAACGGAAATGCGGGGGACTCGGACCTGCTTGTCCGGCAGATGCCGGCCATGTTCCTGGAGTGCAAGCGGGTCCAGAGCCTGTCGGTCTCGAAGGCGATGGAGACGGCGGTGCGGCAGGCGGGCTCGAAGCTGCCGTGCCTGTTCCACCGGAGGGACCGGGAGCCGTGGCTGCTCACGATCCGTCTTGCCGACCTGATGGAACTCTGCCGGATGGTCACCCAATCGAGCGCTATGCAAGTGGGGCGGTGCGCTCCCACTTGCCCCAGCGATTCGACCTCATCCCCTCCGCCGGAGCCAGGCGCGTAGCCGAAGCCATGGCGCACGGGGCCGAGCGGTATGGCGAGGGGAACTGGACCAAGGGCATGCCCGTGAAGTTCCTGCTGAACCATGCCCTGGCCCACATCTTTGAGTACCTGTCGGGCGACCGCAGCGAAGACCATCTCGGGCACGCCGCCGCCAATATGTGCATGGCCTGCCACTCGGAGGAGGCTTGGCCGGCAATCAATCAGGCCCCCGGGAAGGATCAGCCATGAAGCAAAAGCGCCCCGTCGCCTACCTGTTCCAACAGCGCGGCTACTCGGAATACATGGAGATCTTTCGGTTCAAGAAAGAGGCTTTGGCTGAAGCTCAATACTGCCGCTGGCTCGGGCAGCCCTCCACGATCACGCCCCTGTACGCAGGCAAGCCAGTGAAGGTGAAGCCATGATCCTCCAATGCAACCCGCCCATCTGGGTCACCACGCCGCTCGGTGAGGGGCATGCACTGTTCTTGATTGACTATGGCCCCAGCGTCAACACGATCTGGGTGGTGCATCAGTTCGAGGATGGGCGCGTCGTGCATGTAGACAGCTCGGAGATCCGCGTCATGGGCAATCCCATGTACGGGATCGAGCATCCTGAAACGCCGGTTCGTTCGATGAATAAATAACCCTTAGCAGGCAGGGAGGCCTAGATGGGTAAAGTCAACTGGACGATTGAGCCGACCGAGAACGGAGTCCATCGCGTCTCGTTTACGGGCAAGGGCACCGCCGAGATGTGGGTGCTGCTGTCAGCCGACTGGCATTGGGACAACCCCAAGAGCCGGCTGGATTGCATCGAGCGCGACCTCAAGGAGGCGAAGCGCATTGGTGCCATGGTGATCTCCTGCGGGGACCACTTCTGCGCTATGCAGGGGAAATACGACAAGCGGTCCAGCAAGGACTCGATCCGCCCGGAGCATCAGACCGGTAGCTACCTGGACGCCCTGGTGGAAACGGCCGCCGATTTTCTGACGCCCTACAAGGAAGTCATGGGCTTGATCTCGGTCGGCAACCATGAGACGGCGATCTATGGCCGTCACGAAACCTGCCTGACCTCACGGCTGGTTGAGCGGCTGCGGACCTCGGGCAGTCCGTGCCGCAAGGGCGGATACAACGGCTGGCTTCTGTTCCGCCACATGTGCAATGACGGCAAGCAGGGTGGCGAAGCGTACCGCATGTACTACCACCACGGCTCGGGCGGGGATGCCCCGGTCACGCATGGCACCATCGCCATGTCTCGGGTCAACCAGTTCGTGGACGCCGACTGCATTTTAAGCGGACACCTGCACATCAAGAACCTCTCGAAGTCCGCCCGGGAGAAGCTAACCCCTGCCGGCAACCGCAAGGTGTACGAGACGGCCCTGGTGCGTTGCTCGACCTACAAGGACGAATACGCGCCCCTTGAGGGCTGGCATCTGGAAAAGGGCAAGGGCCCCAGGCCAACCACCAACCCGTCGTACTGGCTGCGGTTGCGCGTGGACAGGAACCGGGTCATTCACGCCACCTTCCATGACGCGCCACCGGAGTGAGCCATGTCCAGCGACCATCACTTCCTGGTCAACGGAGTTCGTTGGCTCTGGCGGTACACCAAGCTCAAGGGTCAGGCCCAGGGCTGGACCTTCATGCCCGACCCCAAAAACCCCAACGTCAAGAAGAAGGTGTTGATAGACGAACGGCTTACTGGAAGGGCCCGCCTCAATACCGAGATCCATGAGTTCCTGCACGCGGCTAATCCCACGCAGAGCGAGGAGCATGTCTCGCAGCAGGGGGATGACCTGACCAGGATCCTGTGGGCATTGGGGTACAGGCTCAAGGAGAAGCCATGAGACTGCCGTGGGAGGTGATCGCCGAGGTGGATCCCGAGATCCTGCTGGCTGACGGGCTGGAGGACGCCTTCCTAGGGCTGTCCTGCGGGCATCACCACAAGCCAGTGGCCTGCTACTCCTACGAGAAGGCCCTGGAAGTCTTCGAGGGCCAGGGGATGTCCCGAGAGGAGGCTGAAGAGTGGATGTCCTTCAACGTGTTATCGGCGTATGTCGGGGAGTACACGCCGATCTTTATCCAGAGTCCATGCTGCGAGGACGAGGCCGAATGAATGCCCATTGCATGCAGACCCACTGCGGAAGAATGGTTGACCTGGCTGCGATAACAGAGGAGGACGTCTACCTCGAAGACATTGCCCACGCCTTGTCCCACATCGTGCGATTCACCGGCCACGCCAATCGCCCCTACACGGTGGCCCAGCACAGCATGCTGGTGGCGGACCTGTGCCCCGACGAGCATCGCCTGTGGGGGCTGATGCACGACGCCTGCGAGGCCTACGTCGGGGATGTCTCGACCCCACTCAAGGCCATGCTGCCGGACTACCGGGAGGTGGAGGAGCGCGTTCAGAAGATGATCGCCGCCCGCTTCAATCTCCCTTGGCCGATCCCGGATGTCGTCAAGGAGGCAGACCGGGAGGCCCTGATGATTGAGAAGATGGACCTGTTCGACAAGGCGCTGCCGTGGCCGGGGGATTTCCCGCCCCGGTCCAAGCGTCAGATCAAGAACGTCCTAAACCCCGAGTCTGCCAAGTGGTTGTTCGTTGAGATGTACAAGGAGCTTTCCGGTGAGGACGCCTGAAGAAGAGATGTTTGCCGGTGGGTG